AAAATGTTACATCTGTGTTACTTTTCAAAATAAAAAAACCTTGAAACAATTTAGTTTCAAGGCTTTTATTGGTGGAGATGGTGGGAGTCGAACCCGACACCCTAGTATACGCTAGTATGCACTGATTGCATAAAACCCTTACTTTTCAACAGTTGTTGCAACCGGTGTCTACCAGTACATACTGGTGCATAGGGAAATAATGTTACACTCCCGTTACATATCATCCATTGTATTGATGTAGCCTTCATCGCCCTTCTCGACGGCTTCTTTGGCTGCCTGTACTGCCCGCTCCAGCATTTCTATATTTGGATGATAACCTTCTTCATCGTTCATATGGTTGAATCGGTACTGCTCCAGTATAAATTCTGCAACATAAATTCGCTCCAACAATGGGTTGCTCAAATGTGCCAACATGAGTTGAATCACGGAAGATGGACTTGACCCGTGCATTCCCGAAAATATCTGAACCAATGCCTTCTTATCCTCGATGGTCAAGTTCTCGGTGATGAGTTCATAGAGCTTTGCTATCTTGTCTGCATCCTGCATTTCTTCCAATTTGAAATCATTAGGATATGCGTATATCAGTAGGTAGGGTATCGGATTCATGCCAACGCCACGGAACCATTCTATAACCTTGGAACACGGCGGCTCACTCTTTCCGGTCTCCCACTTCCGAATCGTCTTCACGTCGACCTGCAATAGAAATGCTAGCTCTTCTTGTGATTTCTTGGCTTTTTGCCGTACGAATTTCAATATTTCGTGAATTTCTACCTTCATTCTAAACACCTCCTATTGCATTTTATCACTTTTAAACAGGGTTAAAAAAGGCTTTTTTTGTCGTATTTTTCACCCCGAAAATGGATTGTGCTTTTTTAATGTAAGGTATAAAATCGCCACATATTACTTGTAATCATGAAAGGAGTATGTGTATGACTAATTACGTTAATCTTATCGGCTTGTTATCTCATCGTTGCAAGAATTTCTTCGTTGTGAATTGCGATGGCGTGTTCATCAGATGCGTTGGTGCAGATGTTACATATATTCCGCTTTTCTCTTTCGTTGAAATCAAAGGTTTCCTTGTAAATACCGTGCAAGGATACGTTAATAGGACTGCTGTTTACGTTGAAGCATTGGCGGTTGTAACATGAAAAAAGAGCCGGATAACTCCGACTCTTTTTCCATAGAACTCGTATTTAATGAAAGGAGGCGCTCAATGATACCTAGAACGCATGGTAAAATTCACAGTTTTATTATACACCTCTTTCAAAGTTCATGCAAGAACATTTGTTCTCTTACTGCTTTGTAATGTCGATAGCAAGATTGTTTCCGGTGACCGCCTGACCGCCGATAACAATAGTAAGAGTCGAACTGTTCTTACCGCAGTACACCCGCACGATGCCACTTGTTCCAAGCGTGACGGTATCGCCGATTGCCTTGATGGTCTGTGTAGCATTCATTCCGGGAACGGCTGTACCGTCCTGATAAACCGCCATTGTGACGTTTCCTACCGCAGTTCCTACCACCGTAGCCGTGACCGCAACATCATAGTAGCCTTGCCCGTTCAACTCCATGGCGTTGTTCGCCATTTGGCAGCACTGCCCAAACCGTCTAATGATGGTATTCGGCTGATAGGTTCCACCTTCCGGAATCGTCGCCGTGCTTGTGTTCACTGCATAAATCGCACTTTTGCAACTCATAATTCCCTCCTTGGCTATATGCCTTTACACCCTATTAAATAGCGACTCCGCATCCGCAGTTACCGAACGGATTAGAACCACTGCAATAAGTAGTAGCGTTAGGGTATCTTACGACACCGCACATTGCATTCTGCATCTGAAGCTGTGTAACCTGTGCCTGTAACGACTCAATCTTGTTCTGAGATAATGCGTCAAGAATCTTCTGAGTCTGTGCTGTAGTGTTCGCATTGATGTTCGCCGTATTGATTGCTCCGTTATAATTCACTCCGTCAATACCACGCTGGGTAATGCAACAACAGTCAGAAATTCTGTTCTGCGTCTCATTGAAGTTTCTCAAAGTCTCATAACCGAGATTTGAAATGCCGTTCTGCACGCCCATGTAATCGTTCTGAAGGCTATCGTTCAGTCTTCCCACGCTGTTCTCCAGACCGTTGAAGTTCATCGCATTACACAATCCCGCTTCCGTCACTGGTTCAGACTGATTCCCTCTATTCCAGAATCCGCCTCCCATCATCATGAGAATCAGCAAAGCGAAAATCCACATTCCACCGTTGCCAAAATAATCATCATTATCCTTTGTCACGGCGGCAATGTCAGACAAGCTCATGTTTTCCATTTTCTTCTCCTTCCTTCGGATGTTCCGAATAAATAATTAAAATATTTTTCACTTGCAAGTGTTAAAACTGATTGGTATTTAAAATTTTGGCGATTTTTATAAATAGGAATTTGTTATTTAATGCTGTTCATGAATTCGTTCACGTCGATTCCACGTTCTTTGCATATCGACCGGACCATTTGTTCCGCTGACATTCCTTTTCCGGATAGCATACCCATTACGTTCTGCATCTGCCTTGAATCATTCATCATGGCTTTTGCTCTGTTTGCTAGGTCTCCGATTTGGTTGTTCTGATTCTTGAATATGCTGCTGCCCATTTAAAAATTCCTCCTTAAACTGTTCAAACTCCGCTTTGGTGATATACTCCGGAGCTGCTGCCGGTGTAGCTGTGACTTCCTCGAACCGGAATACCCGAATCGTCGGAAACCCGGCACCGTCCGTTGACTTAAGGTAGAAGATATCTTCCGCCCCATCGAATAGCGCTACGGCACTGTTAGGGCGCATCTGATACGCTTTAGCGCCGTCAAGTCCGGTTACCCGAATAAGCTGTTCGCCGTATGGCTGCTGATAAAATCCGTACATGGCTTTTCTCCTTTCTTGTGATAATGATAAAAAAAAAGACGGCAGCTAATCTTTCGATTAACTGCCGCCTTACTATCACATTATTCACTTGTAAACTCCACGTTGCCGTGGAGGTAGGATTGGGTCGGATGCCTGCACTTCATCATACTTCCGTTTTAACCGGCTGATAATCCGGTCTATCGTCGATACCGATAGGTTCAATTCCATCGCCTGTTTTATTCTGCTCCACCCTGCCGCCCGTGTCCGAATCACGATTTCTTCGTCTTCCGATAAGTTGGCTTGTTCGATGAATCGCTCAAGCACTATTTTTGTCCATATTACTTCGTTAGTCATTATTTTAACCGAATTCTCACATATATTTTCCGCTTCTCATAGCTTTTCTTCCGTTTCGGTCCGTAGTTTTTGGCTTTCACGTCGGAACCGCCCGCCGAATACCACAGCGGATAGCCGTGTTTGCTTTTGCCGGCATAGACCATTGTATGTGGTTTGTTGGCAAAACCGCAAATATCGCCCTTCTTAAGCTTTGCGTACCTCCACGACTTCCGGGGGTATGCGATTTTTGCCTTCTTCCGGATGCGGGAGCTGCCGGACCCGTGAATCTTTGTATCAAGCCAAATGTATTTTCCTTTAGGAAGCACGCCGATTGACTGCAAGCCAAACGAAACATATGTAGCACAATTCGTTCTCTTGTTCTTCAAGGCGCTTGCTAGGCTCTTGCAGGCATGGTTAGCCGAATACTTCACGTGTGCCTTAATCATCTTTGCGGCGTTGGTTTTCAGTGCCGTCAGCAGCTTGTCTGCTTTTGTGCTTTTCGGGACTGAGACAAGACGGACGTATTTCTGCCCCTTTGAGTCCTTCCAGATGGTCCATCCCTTAAGTGCCGGAACGTAGATATAATAGCCTTTAATCCTTCTTGGATTCCATACCGTTAACTAAACCCATTGATAGGAATGCACCAATCTTATGGGTTATCCTTGAAGGTGAATGTTCCTTCGTCGTTTTCCGCATCTTCACGGTTGCAGCGCTTGAAGCAGCTGCCGCCGCCGCTCTGATTGCCGGAATTTCGGCACGAATACCATTAGCAAGTCCCCTGCCGATGTTTACGCCTACGGTGTGAGCCTTCCCGGCTTCTCCCGACATTGCGCTATTGATTGCGTGCATTCCACTTCTTGCGGCGCTTACTCCGCCTCTCATTCCGCTTGAAATGCCAGAACGGAAATTCTTACCGATGGAAGCCGCCGCCGATTTTGCCCCGGATGCTCCCGAGCTGAAAGCGCTCTTTAATGCTGACATTGCCCCGGATGCAAGGCTTTTAAGTGCGCCTAACCCGGACTTAACGACGTTTACACTTGTAACCATCTGTTTCAAACTGGATGCCGCTTTTTGGGATTGTGAGGCGATGCCCGATACCTGCGTTTTGACTAGCTTTAGCGCTGCCGCAAACATGAGCATAACAGCCGCTACGGCAACTCCAGCCGCCAGTAACACAAGGATTCCAGCACCGGCAACGCCAGCCACGGACCCGAGAGCCACAAGCACGGCACCAGCAACCGCCGCAACTGCCACAACTGCAAGCAATCCGCCGGCTAAAGCAAGCAATCCTCCAGCCGCCGCAACTCCCGTTGATGCAATCGCCGGAAGTGCGCCCGCCAGCTTTACGATTCCGGCACATAATAGGTATACGCTGGCACCGATAAGTGCTACGCCGATTCCGACAAGTGCTATTGTTGCTCCAAAAGCGACCATTCCCGGAATAGCAAGATTTAAACCTTCTCCGAGTGTGGAGAAAACAAACGCTAAGGCTGCAATGGCTGCTGTCATGCCAACGAACACGGCGATTGATGCCGGTCCTCCGTTTGCTACCGTCGTTGCCGCCTGTGCGAGTACCCAAAAACCAGCGGCTACTACAAGGATTGCAGCACCGAATACAAGGAAGGTTGTTGCAGCCTGCATAAGCTTGTTTCCGGTCTTTGCGACCGTCTCACCTGTCGAGGATGCCGCCTTTCCTGCATTGGACATTCCGGCTGCACCTTCTGCCAGTGTTTCGCCCACTTCCTCTGTGGCTTTTTTGGCGCTCCGCTTGAAGATATTCAACCCTTTAACCGTTGTGGTCAGCTTCTTAACAAGCGGCTCACCCATGGTCCTTAAAAGTCCCTTTCCGGTTGTCTTTTTCATGACGGCACTGATTGCGCCGAATCCCATGGCAATCTTCGGAAGCCACGGCGCTATCTTTGTCAGTTTGTTCAGACCGTTAGACACCTTCTCAATGACCTTAAGAAGGGCATTAAGAGCCGCTGACGTGGCTTTAGCCGTCAATTTAAGCACGTCCATAAAGCCTTTGTTCCGGCTAAGGGTACCGGCGAACCGTTCAAAGGCTCCGGCTGTTTTTTGTAGTTGTTTTCCGGTCCCTTTGAAGATTTTTGATAGTCCTCCGATGCCTTTATCTACAACGCCCATCAACTTTGTGATTCCACCAATGGCAACGTCGGAAATTACCTGCCACGCCGGTGCCAGTCCCTTTGACAGTGTAGCTGTCAAGCCGTCTGCCGCTTGCCCTATCGTTTTATAACTTTCTGCCATCTTAGATAGGTCGCTATCGTTTGCCAACTTTTCCATCGCTTTAAAGAAGTCTTCCGTCTTTACTTTGCCGTCTTGCACGTTCTTAACCAGCTCTGTTGTTGTCATTCCCATTGCCTGTGCAACCTTTGCCATTCCGGCGGGGGTCTGTTCAAGAATCAGTTTGAAGTCTTCCCACTGGACTTTAGGTTTTGCCGCCATCTGGGTTGCCTGCATCGACAAGGTCTTCATTGCCTGTGTCGGGTTCTGTGCCGCCGCCGCAACGTTTCCGAAACCTTTAACGAGGCTTGTCGATGTTTTCTTGTTAACTGCGTATAACTGCGCATATGTTGCCGCCATGTCTTTTGATGTGTACACGGTCAACCCAGCGTAGTCTTGCAGGTCCTTTTTTGTTTTGGCGATTTCCTTGCGCCCCATGCCTGACATCGCCATGTTAGAGGCAAAAGACGTCCACGCACTGTTTGTATTATCCAGCTCTGACACAAGGCTTTTAAGGCTGCCACCGACAACGCCAACCGCCTTTGCGCCGATTCCGGCGAGTGCTCCGAATCCGAGCCCGCTTTTAATTTTTCCTCCGAGCGTCTGCGTTGTCTTGTTCGCCGCTTCAAAAGTGCTTTGGAAGTTCCTATCTTTAGCCATTAGGACGGCGGTTACAATATAGTCGCTACTGCTCATTCTTCCCTCCTTTCTTCTTTCATTTTTCTGCTGATAGCAAGAAATCTTTCGTTCCGCTCCGTGTCGTATTCCCGCTCTACCTTGTCCAGTTCCTTCTGATAGTCGTAGAACTTGTCGAACGTTTCATATACCGGTTTGGTCCGTGTCTTTCCTGCTTTCCGGCTTGCCTTAGCCATGAAGTTCAGATAGGCGAGCTTGTGAACCCACATATCCTTATCCACCGTGCTCAATTTGTGCGCCTTACAAAGCAGTTCATATTCCGGGAACGTCAGCCGGTCCACTTCATCGAAACTCCGGAACCCAAAAAATCTGAAACAATCTTCTGTGATTTTGGCTATCAGCTTTTCAAAGGTCATGGACGACTTTAGTTCTGGTTCTGCTCTTCCACCGCTTTCTTGATGGTCCTGTACGCCTTCTTCGTACAGTTCGCTTCCGATAAAAAATCGGTCACCCGCTTAAACACTTCATCAATATCGGTGTTCTCATCCTCAAACCAATCATTAAGAATGGAGATATTCAGCTTTGGAGCCTCTGTTTTGTTCGCAACAAAAAGAACCTGCTGCAGCGCTTCAAGGTCCCCATCCATGAGCTTAGCAATGTAATAATTCAGTCCAACATTCTCTTCTTTGCCGCCCCATGCATCCATGGAAACAGTAACCCTCTGATTCATCTCTCTAATGAAATTCATTCCAAACTTAACCGGGTATGATGTGCCGTTGATTTCAATATCGTACATATTAATCCTCCATATACCAAAAGCGGGGAACAATCGTCCCCCGCCCGCTTAAAACCTATGCTCCTACTGTAGTGTCTTTGAATACATAGGAAGCCATGTCTGCCTGCGTGTCTGTTACGGTAACGTTGCCCTTTGCGCCCGCTCCGTTGATTCCGAATGTGAGAGATACCTCGACCATGTCCTCGGCGTTTGCTGTTCTCTCAATCTCTGTCAGATACCCCTGAAAATAAGTGCCCTTGTACTGGTTTGTCTTACTTTCAACCGGCTCATCCATGTTTGCTTCCCATACTTCAATCAATTTGTCATTATCCAATGCAGATTCCAGCTTGTCCAGCATGGTGTCACCCTTTGCCAGAATGGAAGTGCACGTGATTTCGACCTCCGCTGTTGCCGGGGTTCGAATAGTGCCGTCCTTCGTTGCTGTAGAATCCGCATCCTTCGACTTCGTTCTGCCGTTCTCCGTAACAAATGCAATCTGCTTTGCTGCTTCCTTCGATGCATCCTCAAGAAGTCGATAAAGATAAATGATTTTCTTTCCTGCAATCGCTGTTGCCATAATTCTTCTCCTTCTTTAGCTGTAGTAATATTCTGCCTCGATAATTGCGTGCATTAATGGTTCCGCCGTGCTGTTGTCTGATATGATTTTCTGGCTCAAGCTCCGCAATGTGTAGCCAGTGCCGCCGTACTCCTCGAACTCCCGGCAAACCTCCATCACTTCTGCAGCAATCCGTGAGAGCGTGCCTCTCTTTTTCGAATCGTTCTGCCATACATGGATGTTTTGCGATACCGTGCCGATTCCGCTTCCCTTAACCATCATATCCCGCATCGTGTTATCTGCGAGATAAACAAAAGGGTATGGCGCATCCTCAGAAGGCATACCGCCGTCATACACGCTTAATCCGAGTGCTTCAATCTTCATTTTCAACCCTGTAAAAAGGCTTTGCTGTGCATCCATCATTTAAACAACTTCCTCAAATCTCTCACAAACTTCTCTCCCGCTTCTCGTGCTGTTGGCTCCATGAACGGCTCCGGCGGCTGCCGCCTTGTTCCGTACTCGACACAAGCCGAATAGTCCTTAAGCGACTGAATGCCAACCGCTAGACCTTCTAGGTAAAGGTCCGTCTTTAGGTCGTCATAAATTCCGCCCTGTGACCGCTCAATTCCGCTATAACCGCCGTAAAATTCACCGCCCGCTGACTTTTTGACGGCGTGCTCTTGCGCCGTCTCCAGCAAGGTTTTTTCTTGGTGCCGTACAACTCGTTTAATGTCGTCCAGTGTGGCGGCTTTTTCTAAGTTGTCCTGCAGCTTGTCGAGACCTTCCCATTTAATATCCATGCTGTACCTCCGAAACAATAAACGCTTGCTTTGTATACAAGTCGATTCTCTTGTCCACCTTGTATAGCTTTTCGCCGATTCGAATATAATCAAACGGTTTCTCATATTTGTTTTGCAGTCGGACCGTTAACGATTCCTGCGGTATGGTGTCGTATATCATCCGTATCATTGCGGTTTCGGTTTGGTTGACTGAAGCCATCCTTGGCACCTCAGATGGCTTCAGACGGTCATAATCGCCCGTCTTAGCGTTGTAATCCGACTTCTCGGTATAGAAGTACACTTCTTTGTCAAATCTCATATGAACCGAATCCTCCCCCTTCTCGACGTGCCTTTGTTTTCGTCAATCCACGCTTGAATGTCGCTTTCGTAAGGCGAAAAATCGTCTCCGCTGAAACTTTGTGATTCGCCTTCGACGGTATGGGAAGAAAGCCCCTCTGAACCAATCCGGTTGAATCGAATAATGGATACCTCCGTCACGATGTACGACAGCTGAGCGGGCACCTCATCAGTGCCCAGCTTTACTTTCAGTCTGTCGCTCGTGATATCCATAATGGTTTGCAGCTTCTTCCTCTGTTCGTCTCTGGCATTCTGCATATTGAGCAATTCTAACAAGTCTTCCATGTCGTGCCTTTCCGACTACTTCGTCCTTTTGCCTTTCACGGTTTTTGTGTTGCACTCCTCGGTGTACTCAATCAGCGGAAAACCCGGCTTGTTTTTCGAACCAGCCAGTTCTTCAATTCTGCCCTTATTTACACGCTTTCCAGCTCGTGGGAATTCGTCACCGATTTCATAAATGTACGGAATTGAACCGTTCTTCGTTTCGGTCACATCCTGCGTGTCTGCGAACCGATGAATAACCACATAACCCATTACTAACCTCCTATGCTACCGTAGCTGTAACCTTTGCAACCGCCTTCTTATTAGCCGGGAGAATGTACTCACCAGCTTTTCCGGCGCCCTGCAGTGCCACACCGTCGAAATCCTCGGATTCGATGGTTCTAGCAGTCTGAATGCCGGTGAACGCCTTTCCGATTCCGGTGATGTAAGCGTAAATACACTCGTTCTTCTGGAACATTGCATCCGGAATAACCTCAAGCTGAAAACCCTTGAAGGTGTTCACGGTGTTGTTGTCCACGTTAACAGAACTACCCTTTGCGGTAGTCATGAGCTTGGAGTCAACAATGATGTTCCATACATCCGGCGTAACCTTTGCTACCTTGGTACCAACCGCACCAATGTTCACAAAGTACTTTGCGAGGGCGTTGAATGCCTTTACAACCTCTTCCTCGGTGAGTGCTGCCGCCTCGATTGTTTCAGCGGCGCTATCGGAAATGAACTTTCCGTGGTGAGTGTTAAACTGATTTGTCTTTGCCTGTGCCTGCAGCTCAAGACGGTCAGCCACCGCCGTGTTGAAGTCGTTGTTTACCGTGTTCCGGTCGATTCCTTCGTGGAAGCTCCAGCCCCAGCTGTAAGGAACATCCGCATTGGTATAGATAATCTCGGTTCTGTTGCCGAATCTGTTGGACTTTCCCGTTCCGGTTCCGAATGCAGTGTTCTCCTCGGTGCTGTAAGTGCCTACCGCTACCGGAATGTCGGAAGTCTTAACGCTGAATGCGGTCTGATTTTCCTGAATTCCGTCCAGTGCCTCGATACCGCCGCCGAAAAAGTCTCCAAAGAACGCTCTGCTCTGGAATACCGCCTGCATAAGGTCCTTAAATTCCTTGGTATAACGTCTTACTGCCTGATTATTGTTTTCACCTGCCATAAATTACTCCTTTTACTTCCTGTACTTAGCAATCCGCTGTTCAATTTCGCTCAGTGGTTCCGCTCCGGTGTAAGATTTCGGCGTGGTACCTGTCGCCCTCTGTCTTTCCCGGATTTCAACCTGCGCATTGACCAGCTTCACGAACGCTTCCACCTGTGCTTTTGTGTCCTCTGCGGTGGTGCCTACGACCATGTCCAGAATATCCTGTGTAGCATCCATGCCCTGCTCCTTGAGAATCTCACCGGCAACCTTGCCCAGTGCGATTTTCTGCAGCTGTGCTTCCATTTCCGCAATTTTGCGGTCCTTCTGCTCTGATTCATAGGCGGCTTTCTGCTCTGCGTTCATTTTTGCCAGCTTGACCGCCTCCGCTTTGGCATCCTCGATAGCCTTGTCGGTCTTTTCGCTCCATTTTGCATACTTCTGACCGATGATTTTATCAAGGTCTGCATCCGAATACTTCTTTTCCGGCTCCGCTCCGCCTTTCGGCTCGGTCTGAGTGTTCGGCTCGGTATTCGGTTCAGTGTTTGCGTTTGTGTTCTGATTGTTCATTCCTTCTGACATAATTTCCTCCATTTGTTTTACATCACAATGCTTGATATTCCATACAGTTTAATGTCGTGAATGCTTGGACTCACCCGAAAAAGGGTATATAAAAAATCGCCCTGTAAAGAACGATTTTCTGACTTAGGTATAATTTATTGAGTTGTGATTTAAAAGCCGTTTAAAGCCGTTTTAGGACTACTTCAAGAACTCTGGTACATCTTCGGGTTTAACTGGCTCTGGTGAACCTGCATATACCCATAGAACATGCTCATATTCATCTCCATGAACGAATATAAAATCATCTCCTACTACCTTATACACTTCTGGTCTCCCATAAAAAACTGGTTCTTCATGGTCTTGTATATAGTAATTGTCATAAACATTCTTAAAAACGCTCTTTACCCCCGGTAGAAAATTCTGCTCTTCATACCATTTTTCTAATCTTTCCGCATCCGTCATTTCTTGTGCTCCTTCATGATTCCTCCAGCATATTCTTCCATCGGTGATTTATCATCTAGCCTGAATAAACGGTTTTTCCCTTTTCCATATTCTTTAAGCATTGTCAGAAATTGTTCCCCTGTATAATTCGTGTTCGTTTGTGGGTCATACATTCTGAGTTTTCCATTCTCTTTGTAGATTGTAATAATATGTCCTCGGTCAGAACCATAAAAGAAGCTCCATGAAAATCTTTGCCCCTCTCCGATAACTTCATTCATCCAGTTTGCCATTTCAAGTGAATTCATGTTTGCCTTTGGCGGCTTTATGGTATCACTTTCCCGGCAAGCTGTACCATCAGCATTCTTCCAGAAGTTCCACTCACCTCTTGCAAGCACCTGTTGTTCCATCGTTCCTCTTGGTAGTGCTTCTACATTGTACCCTCTTCGCCTTAGCTCATATACTGGAACGCATGATTGACAGTTTCTAAAATACGGACTGCCTTTTATTCCGTCATAGTTCGGATTACAGTTCCCAGAATCAGCTTCCTCATGTGTCATTGGACTTCCTAGCACTAATTCTAGCACCAACTTCCCTGCCTTGTAAAATGGTGCTGTTGTTTCTCCGTTTATCGGGCTTCCTATTTCTTCTTTGTTTCCACCTCCGAATGAATCCAACCACTTCTGATACTCTTCTTCATTCTCATACGGTGCCGTCCTGCATCTACAGTTCGGATGCATTGGCGGCGCATTCTCTGCCGGTTGAAAATCAGATATTTTGAAATGCTTTTTGTTTAGGGCGTTGCATATTTCACACGATGCCGTGCCGTATGCTAGGAATTCGAACTCTTCCCATCCGTTCGCCTTGTACGAATCAATCTGAGCCTGTGTCTGAACACGGACCATTTCAGTTCGAACCAGTCTCATTGCTTCCCTTGCCGAAACACTGAAATCCTTCCGAATCTCCGCCGCAAGACTTTGATAGCTCTTACCGCCAATCAAGCCCTTTGTGAGTATCGTGGATAGCTTGTTTCTTAAGGCTTCCTGATTGCTCCATATGCGTTCGCTGAATGTTGCATTCATGAAGGACTGCCCCACTAGGCTTTTAGCTCTTTCGGATGCACCTTTAACGCCGTCCCCTAAGATTCCCGCTTGCCGCTCGAACTCCTTCACGGCTTCCTCGGTCAGCTTTTCTCCGGTCAGCTTCTCTAGGTCGTCGAATCCGTCTATCATGTGCAGTCCGATATCCGCTTTTAAAAGCTCCAGCCGATTAATCCGCATGGTTGCATTGTACAGCCGCATAAGCTCGTTAGCCTCATCGCTGAAATCACGTTCCTTGACCATTTTCGCCGCCCTTGCCTCAAAAGCCTTTACATCGAACTTCGACACTCTCTTTTTGGCTTCCGCTAGACTGATTCCCTCTTTATCGGCGTACCGCTGATAGAATGATTCAATTTCCTTTTGAATTTCCGGGACCATCCGCTCGTATATCTGCTGAATTTCGGCATCGATGTTTTTCATCGTATGCTCGTTTACAACCGCCTGCCGGTCCTCTCTACTTCTCCAGTAGTCCCGGTTCTCCTTCGTTTTCGCCAGAAATATTTCCTGCGTTGTTTTCGCCATTTACTGCCCCCATGGTCTGCTGATACATGCTCAACTGCTGCATCTGCTCCTTTTCTTCCTTTTCCATCTTTTCAATTTCCTTCTTCACGTCCGGAACGATGGAGAGCACGGATAGCTGCGTTTCCTTCGATACGATACCTTCAAGCTGTGAAGCGGTCTGTGCTTCCTCTTGCAGATTCTTTGGAAGATTCCGGGTAAACTTGATGTCGATATCCCGCCACACCTCTCTGTCAGCCACGTTGGTTGATAGGCTTGACCAAATCTTGAACCGCTTCCTAAGGCTCTTTTCAATCTTCCGGTCGAACGTAACGGCGAGATTGCTCATTGCCTGCAGCTTGTAAGCCAAAGCTACACCGGAGCTTGCGTTTCCGAACTGTTCGTCTGAGATGTTCGCAACCATAGATATCTGATATATCAGATTTTCAAGGCGGTTCAGCAGGTTTTCCTGCGTTCCGTCTGCCGTTGGTTTGGTCATGAACTGAACCAAGATATCCTTTGCATCATCTGTGCCGTAAAGATTGATGATTCGGCTATCCCGGATGCGGTACACGTCTTCATCGTCCAGCTCGGACCCAAGGACCGCCAAATATGCCTCCGCAAAAGAATCAACATCATTTGCCTTCTCTCCCAATGTCCTGTTGTACGTCTCCACCAGTCCAGCCACGCCCTCAAAAAGTCCGATGCGCTCCTCGTTCAGTCGCCACTCAACGCAAGGGATTAAGCCGTATGGGTTCTCTTTGTCGCCGGTTAACTTTCCGTTATCAAAGTAATAAATCGTGTCTGCCGTCGCTGCCATGCCGTAAAGCACACCGTTGTTCACGCCGTCCACCGTGTGCCGCCCGTACTGAATCATCATCAGTGCCCGGCGCTGTACTGTATCATCGACAATGCAGAATAGGTCTTTCGGGTTGTATGCAACTACTTTGGTGTTTGTCTCTTCGTCCTGATAAAAGAACTCCCAAGCGTGCCCATAGATGCAGCACATTTTCGCCATTTCCGAATCGTGGTCGGTCATTTCGTTGTTGCGGTAGAATTCTGCCAGTCGTTCATCCTCTGAGTCTTCCGGTGCAGTGCACTTAATAGGCACACCGTAGGCATATCCTAGGAAGGTGTCAGTGATGTACCGGGGGAAATTAACCGCCAGTCTGTTGTCGGGCTTCCAGTTTTCCTTTTCCGGCTGCCTGTAGACGTCATGAAACCCCTTGTAAAGGTTTTCAAGGTATTCATAGCGCTTGAATTTGCTTTCATGCTTATTAATGTACCCTTCTATCAACTGAGGCGTGATGTGCTTCAGTATTGACGGGTCAGCCGTGATTGGCTTTGGTAATTCGTATGGTCTTTTTGTATGCATTAGATTCCCTCTTTGAATCCCTTTACTTTAACTTTTTCTTGTCTCATGATTGTATAAGTGAAATATCGCATCGCATCCATGCAGTGGTCATGCTCTTTCAGCGGTCTATCCTCTCCGGCATCCGTCGACTTCAAATCCCACATATAAGAATGGAACTCCCGAATGGTATTCACGCAATCAGAAACGAACATCAGTTCTCCTCTTCCAAGTGCTGTTGACGTGTACCGTATGCCGTCCAGTACGTCGTTCATTCCACGCTTGACCGTGTACCCATTCTTCCTGAGTTCTGCAATAAAAGAAGTGGCTGACGGGTCAACGATAATCCTTTTCGGTATCGTGCCGTCTAGCCACATCTTCATGTCTTGAACAAATTCGGCATCCGTTTTCTGCTTTAGGTTTTCCCGCCCGGAATAGCAATACTCCCGAATGCATGTCCATATGCCTTTTATTTTCGCCCACATAAGGAAAACAGTTGCATTCTGTATTCCGTAATCGCACGACACGTAAACATTGCCCACGGGCTTGTATTTCTCCTTTGTAACGTGCCTGTTTTCACTGAACATATCATAGATAATGCCCTCCGCTGCTACCCACTCTCCGAGGATATACCGCCGATAGAACACGCCTTGATACATGCTCCGGTATCTATCTTTGATATGCTCCGATAGGCTCCGGTTGTCATCCAATTCGAAATGCAGATACAAAAGATTCTTTTCTTCCTTCCGGTCTATCCAGTTCACCTTGAACCAGTGGAACGGCGTCGACGGGTTGCAGTTGAACCACCATTTCGAACCTTCTACGGAACAACGTGCTGTTGCCTGATTCACGAATGATTCCGGCATCAGTGCCACTTCGTCGAATAGGACCCCCGCAAGCGTGACGCCCTGAATAAGGTTCTGCGAGCTTTCGTCTTTGCCGCCGAATAAGTAGAATGTGTTCACGTTGTCGCCGTGCCGAACCGTCCACTTGTTTTCGATGCGGCTCTCTGATATCTCGTAACCCATATCCGGTAAAACATTCTGCATTGGTGACAGCACGTTTCTTCTGAGCGCCCCTAATGTCTTACCGCATATGGCGAACTGCTCCCCCTCGAATGATTCCATCGCCCACATGATGAAGCTTGTTCCCATCGCTACGGTCTTTCCGGAACGGATGGAGCCATCTGCAATGATTCCGTCCATATCGGAATACTTGCTTTCGCTATTCCACCATGAAAAGATGCTGAACTGTTTCGGGCTTAATGGCTGCCATCTGAACATTTCTCCACTTCCTCAACTGCTGCGTTCAGTGCCTCAATGAATCCGTTATTCAGTTTCACATCGGATTTCTGCTCAACAACATCCTTTTGCCCTAAATATTGTTTTCCGAGCCAAATTGCCATCGTCGCATTTCTTTCTGCCATCTTCCATTGGCTCCTTCTTAGCGCCATCTTTCCGCACGCTCTTTTTTCCTTGAAAACATCCGCAAAGCTCTTTTTGTATATCCTCTTGCACCAACGAAGCAATGTATCTTTAGACACATCAAAAACCGCACAGATTTCTTCCTCTGTGCATTGTATTCCGCACAATGTCTCGAATTGTCGCCGGTCTATCTTGTCCTGAGCTTGCTTTCTCTGTCCGATAGCCATAACTTACACCCTCCATTCTTAAAGCGTTAAATTTTGTTTAATCGGTTTATCGTCGAAGCATATCACGTGAAAGTCTGCGCATGTCGGCTCGTCTCTTTTTTTCTTTCTCAGCTAAATGTGCTTCGTAGGCTTTATCTGCCAAAACTCGACGAGCTTTTTTCCGATTCTCGGCTAGGGTTCCCTTGCGGTACCTGCTCTCATCCGCTTCGTAGTTGTCATACAATACTGTTCTCCATCAACCTTTTCCGTCTTCATTTTTGTTTCTCCTTGTCAGTGGTGTTTGCAATTTTTGCAACAACCACTTTTTCCTCCTTATACAAGCAGTTTATGCTAGTCTTCATACGGTTTTGGAAGCTCCATCCACGCTTTGCATTTTCTCGCCTTGTTGCACGAGACCTAACAGTGTTCGCCAGCTCACCTCGCCACCTATTCCGTCCTCAATCATGACTTCCGCCGTATCTTTAAGCGCTTCCCACATCATTCTGTATTTCAACTTGTCGCCTCCTAACACTCATTTAACACTCGATATAACTTATTTCTTAACTAACTTATAACTTCCTGGCACGCTTCAAACGCTTATATTTCAAGGCTTTTCCGCATTTCCTTGACTAATTCCTTGACTTTCGTTGACTTAATACATCAATTAATACATCAATTAATACATCAATTAATACATCAATAGTCTTGTGTAATCTTGTGTAATCTTGTGTAATCTTGTGTAATTACTCAACATGCAACTATTTCAGATCGCCTACATCACGAACCATTTTCGTTACCTCACGAAAATGGTAATTACTCGACATGCAACTATCTATCCAGTGGGCAATCTTCCGGCTTGTATTCCGGCCACAACTCGCACTGCGACAAGCGGTCACCGAATTCGTCTGTCCACTGTTTCAAGTGTTTGCACATGTCACATCCACCCTGCTTGTACGGTTCAGGAAACTCCATCCACGCTTTCACTTTTTTTGTTTCATTGCTGTTCAGACCCCATGGGTCCACCCCTCGCACTTCCAATTCTCCTTCGTACTCTAAAATCCAACCAGCAGCGACATAGTTTTCACGGTGCCTTTCGTCAAATATCGTAAATAAGAGATTTTCTTGCTGTGGTATTCCGCTCAAATCTCCGTCAATAATCGAAGTCCATTTCATATCCATTTCCTACACCTCCCTGATTCTAATTCCGTACTGATATAACATCAGTTTCCGCTTAATAATGTATTCCTTCGTCCGGAAGCCTTTCACGTCCTCTACAACCGTCTTAATTCCCTCTTCGTACTTGAAATCCGCCTTGTAGGAACATTCACGCTCAATCAACTTCCCGCTCTCGTCACGTTGGGAAGGAATGAGCACAAACTTCACTTGTCTGCTCAGGTTCTTAATCACTCCCGCCTTTTCCAGCAGTAGAAGCTCCTGATAGCGGTTTGCTTCCTTCTTCGAATCGAATGTCTGACCGTCCACGACTGTTTTCTTGCTGTTATACTTGCTCACTCTGCACCGCCCTTCACTTCAATATCCACCATGTAGCCAAGTGTATGTGCTATTTCAAGAAACTTGTACCATGTGATGTTCTCACCGTGTTCCCAGCGGCATATCGAACTCACGTCCGAATACACCGCCTCAGCAAGCTCCGTTTGCGTTAATCCTTCCGCTGTCCGCATGGTCTTAATCAACCTTGCCAATGTCTGCTCTTTCGCTTTCATCCCGTCCTCCATTAAATTTTGCTGCAATCTCACACGCACACGCTGCATATCCCGCAACATCAACGTAGTTGTCCAAGTGGAGTGGTCCCGTAGACACCCTCGCCGTCTTTAGAAGCACCATCATCATTGCCACGTCGATTGACGTTACGGGGGTATTAAGATAGAAGCTCCACAAGTTCGCTATCTTCTGAAAGTTATCTTCCACGTCTCCATAGGTCTGATTCCGTGCTCCGTTCACAATCTCACACGCCTCTCTCAGGCACTTTTCTCTATCGTTCATAATTGCTCCTATTTCGTTTATTTTTTGTCTTTGGTATAATTTATCGGCTCTGTACTTTTGAGCCGTTCCATGTGCCTTAAAATCCGTTCTACGGCTATTCCTGACCCGATTCAATCATTTGTGTAAGGTATTCCATCTTTTCGGTTTCCATCCAGTGCATCAAACTTACCTCCAGCGCTTCCCTCACCTCTTCGTGATTCTCCAAGAATCTCACAAGATTGATATCCACGCCGTCCACGTCAAAGTTGCCCTTGTACACATCCAAGTTGTACAGCAGATTTGCGGCGCTATCAGTGGCACGGCAAAAGCCTGCTAAGAATGCCTTATCTTCCGGACTCAGCTTTTTCAGGTCTTCGTTTGTCAGTATTTTAATCACATCTTCCTCCTTTGCCCGCCCATGAAGGGCGGGACTTGTCAACATTTGAAAAATAACCGATTTTTGTTTTATGTAGAAATAACTTATACTGATTTATTCATCCACCTTTCGGATGATTCCCTTCTTGAGAAGCTCCGTGTCAGCGTTATAGGTGATGCATTCGTGCACCCTGTTCGCTCTGCCTGCTTCTTCCACGCTCGTGTCGAGGGCTCTAGCGCCGTACTTTTTGCTGCTTTTGACTTCGTCCTCGCCATCGTTCCACAGTCCGTAGGTCGGGTTATTACTTACCATTGGCTTCCTCCTCGACGATGGCATCCCATCGTTCCGCTTCCTGCTTCCGGCGTTCTTTGACGATTGCGTCGTCTTCGTCCATCCAGCCACGAATCCAAGCGTAATCGTCGTGGCTTTCGATTGCCTTCATGCTCTTGTACCGACTGAATCGTTCAATGTAGCCGTCTGCTTGTGACGGTATCAACTTGAGCAATTCGTCCAGTTGCTCTTGTGTTAGGTAGACATTGTTGAGTTTTCCACATGGGATTTTCCCTTGTGTGTGATAATTCTCTTTATCTATATCTTCTTTCTTATTCTGCTGCGTGACGTCACGTGAAATGTCACGTGACATTAACAACGCTTGCTTTTCCCGCTCTCGCTGTTTGCGTTTTCTGATTCTGTTTTGTTCCCGAATCTTCTCTAACCCCTCTGTGTTTTGGTATACATCCCAGTTCGATATGTGTATTACATCGGAATCTATATCAATCATTTCGAACTGCTGAAAAACACTGAGCGCAAGTCTTATCGTTGTCAGTGGCGTGTTAAACTGCTGGCTTAACATTTCTTCCGTGTACGGAATTTCTTTCGTAAGATAGATGCAGCCGTTATCGTTGCATTGTCCAGCCAAACACAACAACTTCACCCATACAAGCAGTACCGATGTTCCTTCTGGCATGAATTCAATTTGTCGGATTTTTCGATTGTTGAACATATCGACTGACAACTTAATCCATTTCACATCTGCCATGACCTTACCTCCTAGAACGGAATATCATCATCGCAGTTAACGAATGCATCCGGGACAGGTTCGAATTCCGGCTGTCCCTGTGGCTTCTGCTGACCGCTGGAACCGTTCGAACCAAGGAACTGCACCCTGTTTGCGACAACGTCGGTTGTGTACACCGTCTTTCCTTCCCGGTCCTTATAGCTTCCGGTCTGAATCCGCCCCTCGACGGCGCACTGTCTACCCTTTGCAAGGTACTGGTGGGCGTTCTCTGCCTGCTTCCGGAATACGACGATTCGGATGAAATCAGCCGTCTTGTCCTGTGTAGGTCTGTCCACCGCCAGCGTGAAGCGGCATACTGCAATGTCTCTGTTCTGACCGCCGTAGGCAAGCTCCGGGTCCTTCGTGAGTCTTCCGATAAGTACTACGTTATTCATTCTTTTGACCTCCTATCAAGTTATCGATTTCCTTCTTGCTCATGGTTTCGATGCCTTGAGCTTTGCATTCCTCCACGACTTCGTCTATCAGCCGTGCCATCGCTTTTGTGTCGTATTCGCTCGTTCCGTAAAAAGCTCTTAGGTTGTGATATCCCAATGTTTTCTTGCATGGTCCGATATCATCACAGAACCACGCTATCCCGTGGCTACTCCACACGTCCGAAAAGGCGCTTTTCGCATCCGCTCTGACCGGAATTACGTAGTATTGACCATATTGTCGAACGAAGAATTTGTATAGCTCTACGGGGCTGTTTTGGACCTTCTCGGCGAGTTTGTTCAGAAGCTGCCACATGTAAGCGTTGGCATCCAATGTACGCTTCTTCCTTCTCGGTTCGATTTTCACCGTATACTCTTTTTCTGGGTCAACCTTTCCGGCGTTCTCGAATATTCGCTCCAGCTCCTGCCGGTCGTCGCTCACTATGGTAAGTTGCGCAGACCATAGCGAGTTTTCAAGTTTGATATCCTTAATCTTCATCGGCAGCCCCCAAATAGTTCTTCCCGAATACGGCGGTAAAGTTCTCCGCCGGATAATAGGTTTCAAACTGTTTCTGACCCCATTCGTGCAGTTCGTCCATGAACCGCCGGTTGAAGTGAACTCCTTCCGGCGGTTCGTTATGATGCTTGTGGCAAAGCCAAACTGTCAATCCGTACTTTTCGGAATTCTGCCGGTTTGCTGCTCCGAACACGTGGTGCTTCTCCACATAGGGACTTCTGCATATTAGGCAGCGCTTCTGCCCTTGCATGATTGACTTCATCGCTTCATCCCCTCCATCTTCTTGTTAAGCTTCCGGCTGGCATCAACATAATCAGCCTCGGTCATGTCCTCGACCGTGTCCACGTGGTAATACCCGAGGAAGCTGTCAATGTCCGATTCGGACTCTTCGAGCATCCGCTTAATCACTCTAGCCTCATGCGGCTTGATTCGTTCGTTCGCAATGCTCGGTTCTTCCGGTTCGCTTTGTTCGATGGATGGATTACCCAATCGGTAACAGAACTCCTTTGTCTTGGTGTTGTAGATTACCAGCTCCGTGATTCTGTCGCCGGTGTAGCCAATGTTCCGGACCTCGAAGCGGTCGTTGCACTTGCCGTCTTTGATGTTGCAGTATTTATCCTGAATCCAGATGAACGGCGCCGTGTACAGCTCCCGTCCGATGCCCCAGTTAAAGCAAGCCCGCTTGAAGCTGTCGGATGCAAGCCCCTTCTCTTTTTCGCTCCGGCTTTCCTTCCCTGTATCTTCCTTCTCAACCCACTGGTTCTTTTCGCTGTCCCAAATGGACACAATGCAGTTAGCGTTGTCCCGGTTGTGGTGTCTTTGCCAGTTCATCGCCCCGACTGTCTCATCAAGAATGTTTTGGTCGCATCGAGCGTCCTTGTACAGAAGCAGCGTTAAGCCGTTAGGATAAACCTTCTGGACTCGGCAGTCGATTTCATCTGCCTTAAGTTTTCGGAATTTCAGTTCCATTTCGTTCTCCTTCCTAAAGTGCTTGTCTCATCCATTCGCTATAGAGCGACTTGTTAATGTCCTCAATGGTTTCGGTGTCCTCGTAGTCCTCATCCGTGATTACTTCCTCGCCACAGCAAGGGCAATAATGGAATGTTGCCCAGAATCTGACTCCGAGGTAGTCTTCTCTCATTTCGCCCTCCTCGGTGACGTCTTCGTCGGAGTAAAAGGCTCCGCAATTTTCGCATTCGTATTTCATTTTTGTTCTCCTTGTGATACAATAAAGATGGTTGTTTTGATTAGTCCATGCTTCGGCATGGGCTTTTCTCTTAGAATGGCAGTTCTGCCCATGCATAAGCTCCGTTGTTCGGGTTCTGCCCAAAGCCAGCCGCATAGTACGATAGGCAGGTGTTCCAGCCGTATGCGACAGTGTACTCAAGGGAAGTGACGCTGCGAACGGAACCATCATAACGGAACTGAGCCAACAGATAGTAGCCATCTTCCTTTGGATTCTCACCCTTGTTCCATACGATTTCCTTGTGAATTTTCATTACTTTTCCTCCTTCTCCAATACTTCCGTAACCATGCTGAAGCAGGCTTCAAACACCACTCTCAGTACTCTTTCGTCGTATCCTTCTGCAATTGCACCTCTAGCAATTGCCCTTCCAGCGGCTGCATACTCAGAGAACAGGCTATCAATCATTCCTCCAACGGTTACCACGCCAAACTCATCGGTCTTAATCATCTTACATACCTCCCCACAAAATCATTGCTACCATCATCAGTGTTCCAATCGTGCCTCCGATGTACATTCCCAGCGTGTCGCCGTTGTACTCCTCAGCCGCTTCCTCTTCGAGGAACGCCTTAATCTTCTTCCAGAATTTGGAATTCTTCATAGTCTGTTTCACGCCCCTTTCTGAAATCATCAATTCTGATTCTGATGTTCTTCCCTACCCTGTAGTAGGGGATTGCATCGTTCCGGACTAACCGGTATACCGTGTCAGTGCTGATGCCCATCAACACACTGAATTCCGGTACTGTTACGAATCCGTACATATTGCCCTCCTTTCGTTGGTGTTGTTTATTTAGCAACGCTTAATTCAAAAAAAAATCTTTCATCTCTTCGATTGAATCGATGTGAAGCAGGTCTGATAGAACCTTGATTTCATACCCGGTGAACTGTCTCTTCCCGGAACGCTTAAGCCTAAAGGCTTGCCGGCTGATTCCTAATTGCGTTGCGACGAACGCCATCGTATATCCGCACTCACGGATACGTCCATCAAGCTTACTAGTATTAACCATGTCCCCTCCTTTCGTTGTTTATTTTATCAACATTATACGACACGAGCTATATAATGTCAACATTAATTTCCGTTTTTGCAACTTTTTGTTGCCTTTTTATGGTACTATATCCTAAAAGTAGATGTAATGGAGGTGCCTATATGGATAATAAAAAAATAGGTCAAAGAATTAAGCAGGCAAGAGAAGCGCTAGGAATGACACAAGCCGAGCTTGCCAGACGAATGGGTTATTCTGCTAGGTCTACCATCAATCGCATTGAAAACGGCTCCCAAGCTTTCCCAATGAAAAAGCTTGACAAGTTTGCTCAAGTATTAGATGTAACGCCCGCTTCTCTCGCCGGATTCACGGAAGCGGATATTCCGGACGGACTCAATAAGGAATATTACATCGACTATATTCACGATTCAAACAATCCTGACTTCCTAGCTGCCATTGAAGGCACCCCATCCGATGACCTGTGTATTAAAATAAAGGCATCCGACTTAGACGATTCGGAAGTTGACTATATGGATAAGCAGCTCGATTTTATTGTTGGGCAAAGGAAGTGATATTATGCACATCAAGCAATTAGAACGGAATAAATACCGGGTATGGGTAGACTTGGAGCCGGACTATACCGGCAAAAGAAAGCAGAAATCAAAAGTTTTTCACGCCACATCAAAAAAGAACCTCAACGCTCAAATAGATGATTGGGTTGAGTCAATCTCCGGCATATCCTCACAATGTAAAACAGTGTCGGATATGTGTAGCGCAGTATGGAATCAGGTTATAAACAACAAATCACAAAATACCGTGTACGGCTATAACGCTGCACTTAAGAGAATCAATATCACCATGGGAACGCTAGATTTGCCGAAATTAACACCTAGGACCATTCAGGCGTGGATAGATGACCTATCTTTAACCCTGTCCCCGAAAACCGTGAAAGATACCTATTCCATCCTCCGCCTTTGTTGTTTGATTGCGGTTAACTGGGAGCTTCTGAAAAGTAATCCGTGCCACGACGTTATACTTCCATCAAACAAGAAAAAAGAAATCCAGATACTTTCGCCGGAAGACTTCACCATTTTCTGTTCCCACCTCGACGAAATACCACTTGACCAAAGGGTCTGCTTCGAACTTGCGCTTTTCGGCTCGCTCCGGCGGGGGGAGATAATGGGAATATTAGAAGATGAAATACCGGACGATGGACGTTTCTATATTCAGCGAACTAGGTACATGCATAGGATAGGGAACGAATTTGTGAAGGATACCAAAACATCATCCGGCGAACGCTTGTGCATCCTTCCGGCGCCAGTGATTCGTGACGTAAAGGCGCTCCGGAAACATCACATAGAGCAAAAATTGAAGCTCGGTCCGTTGTGGACCGATTCGGACTACCTAATTAAAGAACAAAATGGTGAAGCTTTCCACCCGGAACAGTGCGCCAAAAGATTGAGTCGTTACATGGAGCGCATCGGACTTGAATCGATTACCTTTCATGCTCTCCGTCACACGTACGCTTCCATCTGCATTTCAATGGGCGCTGACCCCGCAACCGTTTCAAAGCGCATGGGTCACGCTAATGTTTCAACGACACTCGGAATTTATACGCATCTATTCGAGAAGAAAGAGGAAGAAGATAAACTAGCTTCCGCATTGGGCGAAATGCTCTCAAAATCTGTGGAAAAGTAGGCGAAAAATTTCAAAATGTTACATCTGTGTTACTTTTCAAAATAAAAAAACCTTGAAACAATTTAGTTTCAAGGCTTTTATTGGTGGAGATGGTGGGAGTCGAACCC